ATTCGTTTCTTTTGTTTCTGGTTTCTTTTCTTGTGGTTTGTTAAATGCTCTTTGTGCTACTTCACGATTCTTAAAGAATGTTGCTAACACTTTGTGACCACGAGATTCTTCTACTGTTTCTTCTTTTGCTAATTTATCAACAGCTTTGTTATGGCCCTTTTCACGCTTCCATGCTTGTGATTGATACTTATCAGCAAGACTTTTCCATGTTTCTTTCTTTCTTGGCATTCTTGCTTGGTCAGATTTAGCTTTGAAATCACGAGCAACTACTTGTTTGATACGAGCATCATGTGTAGCTTTTTTAGCATATGAAGCTAAAGTACCTTTTGATAACTCATCAATCTGTTCTATTTCTTCATTCACACCAGGTTTTACTGAAAGTAAACCGTGTTTAGATTTAGGTATTTTGAAGTGAGCGATTGCTTTTTGTTTTGCACCATACAAATCTTTAGCTTGATGGCTTTTGATTTCGTGTTTTTGGCCATTATAGTGTGCAACCCAACCAGCAAATTCTTCATCCATGGCTTGTTTTGCTGCCTCTATTGATGTATAGTATTTTGCTTTCTTACCATCTTTGTAGAGTGCAAAAGAATCTTTACCATATTTCTCAATGTGATTATCGCCTTTTTTATACACAACGGGTCCACCAGATTCTTGTAATTTTGATTCTTCACCCATAGGTTTGCCTTGTGCGTTACGATATTCTCTTTCACCAGTTTTACGACCTTCTTTATCTACTTTTGCATATTCATAGGTCTTTTCACCAGTTTTATTGTGTGTTGCTTCTTTACCAGTTTTTACGAATTCTTCATTCATTTCAGCCGTTAAATAATTAGCAACTGTTGAGATATAATCTTCAGCTAGAGTAATTTTGTTTTGGCACCATTCAGGTAGGTTATCAGCATCTTCAATCATATCATGTAATCGTTTTGCATTAGCCATGATAGAACGCAAATCTGATTTGGCCATATCACCTTCTTGGTCATATTCACCAATGTCAAATTTATCTTTGATTGCTTCTTTGATTTCGTTAGATGTAATCACAGTTTTACTTCCTCTTTTTCTTATTTCGGGTGGAGTGCCATCATTTATTGGATCGTCACCAAGTTCTTTGACTTCTGAAATAGATTTCCAACCGCCACCCATTTCTTTATATTTTTTTGCAGCCCAACCATTGGCATAAGCGGATGGATAAACATCAAACTTAGCTTTGGCTTGCGCTTTTGCTTGAGCCCATTTTTCTGGACTTGTTGGTACATTCTTTTCGTTTAAGTTTTCCATATCTTCGCTTATCTTTCCTTTACCAAAATTAGATACATTGATTGGTGAACCCTTTCTTTCTGGATTTGGGTCATGCTTTCTTTTTGTTGCTACAGCTGAGGCTCTTTCTTTTTTAGATAGTTTAGCTCTCTTTTCGTTTGACATACACTTTGGTTTGGCCTCACCAGGTTCACGAGCGCAAGGACCAATGGCCTCGCCTTTACTGTTGATTCTTTTCCAACCACCTTTAGGGTGCTTGGGGTCAAACCATTGTCTTAAATCTTCGTGTAGGTCAAAAAAAGTTTTCACTATTCACCTTTTGCTTGCTTGGTAGCTGTGGCATACATTACTTCTTTTGCACGGTCACCGTAACGAGCTTTGAAACCTGCTAAACCTTTTTTCATTGTGTTCAACATCTTCTTCAACTTTAACTGATTGAATTGCACCTTTTGCTAAATCAGGTTGTTTTTTCTTACCTGCAGCTTTAGCTTCTTGGTCTTTTAATTCTTTTGTGAAAGTTTCATTATCAGGTTCTTCTTTAATCATTTCTGACAATGCTTTAAGACCTTGTGAATTGATTAAATCTAACATTTCGCTAAATTTTTTCATTTTCTTTTCCTTTTCAATAGCTTCTATTTCTGATTTCTTTGGACCTCTTAATGTGTCAACAACATGTTTTTCTTTTTCTGAACCACCATAAACACCCGGTCTTGCATGGTGAATATAACCTGTTGATGTTTTTGTAATTGCTTCTTCAACTTGTTCAGTTTCTTCTTTAGCTAATTTTTTAGTAGCTAATTTGATACCTTTCATTCTTTTATCCGCTAATTTGTCAATCTCACCAGTTTCAACTTCTTTAGCCGTTCTATCAACAGCATCTTTTGCAGATTTATTAATATAAGAACCTAGTGTAGATTTATTTAATTCATCAATAAACTCTTGTTCTTCTTTAGTTAAAGATGCCATACCTTGGCGTGCTAAATGACGAGCAGCTGAATAACCATATCCAAATTTACCAGCAGTAGCAACTTTTGCTTTTGGTTTATCTGGAGTAAATGGTAATTGTTTTTTCTTTTGTGCAGCTAAACGCTCATCTTCTTTGCGATTAGTATCAATATCTTTATAGTAACCTTCTTCAACAGGTTTATGGCCTGCACGAAGTTTTGCTAAATCACCAGAATCAATTTTGTGTTTTGGTCCAGCAAGTTTAGCGATTGCTTTTTGTTTTGGTGACAATTCAGCTTCCATTACTTTGGCAACTGCCTCAGCAACTCCGCTTAGTTCTTTTTTGAGGTTCATTGTAGTTCTCCTAGTTTTTTTTAATAAATTTCTCGCCATTGTAATGCAGCTGCTACGCTAGCGGACTGATTACCGGCTGTTATAATTGTTCTTACTATTACTGCATATACTTCTGATTCACTTGAATCGTAATTTTGAACGATAATATTCTTTTTAGCTGCCGTGATTGAACCAGTGCTGACTGGTGATAATGAGTTTTGTGATGAACCTGACGGAACAAATCCTGATGCCAATCTATCCGCATTTGCTGATGTGTAGGAGTCGGCATTAACACAATATTCACAACCACTATCATCATCAGCTGAAGTCCAAACCAAAGCACCAGTTCCATTAGCCAAACTGCTTGCATTTGGAAGTTTGATGATTTCAAAGATAATACTATTTGTTTCTGCATATAATGATAGGGTATTTAACCTTACACTTAAACGATTTGGGTATCCTTTGAAAGTGGTTTTTAATCGTAATGCAATTAATGGTAAAGGTGTAGCTGATGGTGTTGCTGTTGTTCTTGCATAACCAAAGGTAGACCAATCAATTCCAGATTCATTGTAACCTCCTTCAGAAATAACACTTGCACAAATTTGGCCCATTGAACCGCCAGAGGTTGTTCCTGTATTTCTTATTTCACAACGAACTGGCAAGTTTGGACTTGACAGATAAACCTCATTTAATATATTTGAGTGATAGTATTCGTGTGCTATGATAAACGCACCATCGTGAACAAAACCAACACGAACACGACCAACACCTAACCATTGAAAGTCAATGTAAACCAATTGTGTTTTTGAAGTATCAATATTGAAACCTGATGGTCCTGTACCATCACACGGGTCAACACTCCATTGTGATTGTGGCACTCTACGCTTATAAGAACCAACATCCGATTCTAATGCGGTGCCAGTTGTAAAAGAACGGATTACAAAGTTTAATGTTCCGTTATTTGTACCGTTTGATGTATTTGAACCAACTTGCTCAAAATAAATTCCATCACGGTCATCAAAATAACCAGTTCTCTTTGTTACATTTTGTTGAGCATAACCAAACACAACAGATGAAAGAATCACTTGTGATTTACCTGGTTGATAGCTATGGTAAAATTTAGTTTGATGAACCGATACTGATGATGTGCTATTGTTTGTTGATAATGTAGCCGATGCTGTATTACCAGTAAATGTAACTGTACCGCCGTTTGCAGTAAAATCTATAAAGTTTGGGTCAATTGCAAATAAATGTTTATAGTCACCAAGTGTAAATGGTTCTGCAACACGCAAGCGACCAAAGGCATCACCTTGAGAACCAGAATATACCGTATCTACCGGTAATCTATTTTCAGTAGATACAATATCACCATTGGCACCATTGGCCAAATACATGACCTCATAGATATGCCTATTGGTGTTTAGAAACTGGTTAGTTTGTGTTGTATATTGCGTCAATTAGCAATTCCATTTTCTTAATGCTTTGTTAATACGGCTATCTGGATCACGAGCGGTTTCTGATGATGTTAATCTTTTTTTCATACCGCCCATTCTTGCACAGAATGATTTACGGCGATTCGCTGCTTTTGAACCAGGTTTTAATTTACTTGGCTTTGTAGTAACAGCCATTGAAAGTTTTGAACCTGGATTTTCACGGCGATATGATGCAATACCTTTGCGATTCAAACCACCAGATTCAGATTTACCTTCTTTGCGTTGCCATGCAGCCACTTCATCAATCTGTTCTTCTTCTTTTACACATGAACCTTTTTCATAGGCTTTTTTACCTGGAGTTTCTTTATATCCAGGCCAACATCTTTCTGTAATGTAAGTTTTGAACGATTTCATCCTATAACCCTTTTAGCTTTGAATGATGATAGTGAAATGCCTTTTCTTTTTAATTCATCTTCTTTTTGGTCTGACATTGATGTTGCCATTTCACCGCCAGCACCAATTGTTTCTGCTACTTGCGAGGCCTTACCTGTTTTCTTTTTAATCTTTTCACCCATATCTCTATCAGGACTTTCACCTGAAGCTGCCATAGAAAGACCAGGTTCAATACCTTTATCAATTGATTCTTTTAGTTTAATCACATATCCATGTTTTTCTTTATAAACCACACCTTGTTTTTTATGGGCTTCTGAAGCGGCTTGTGAACGAAGCATATACACTTTTTTCTTACCTGATTTGTCTGTGATATATTTTGCTTCATTAAGTATTTCTTCTTTAACAAGGTTTCTGCCTAAAGTTAAACTATTTAATGCAAAGGTATCTGATAAAGAATATTGTGGTTTTGTTTCTTCTTCAACTTCTTCTTCAACCTCTTCTTCGCCTTTCATATTCTTAATTACTTTATTAACTTCTTCAGCGGTGTCACCAGAAATTGTTACAGTAACAGCTTCATTTAAGAAGTCTTCAAATTCTTCATTGACATTTTTATTCATAGGTTTCTCTGTTGGTTGTTTTACAACTTTCACTAATGTATCATGGACTGAGCGGTATGTAACTTCGCCATTTTGTCCGTAGCGACCAAAACCATAATATTGTAGACCAAGTCTTTGTGCTTCTTGTGCAGCTTTTGAATTAGCATGTGGTGTTTTTTCAGCACCATCTTTTGAAATTGGTAAAGAATCAACAGCGTGCATCTGTGTAGCTACCCATTCTTGTGATGTTTCTGAAGCTGGCGGTCTACTTACAAATTGTTGTATGTTTGTATAAAGTTGTAGTAATTCTTCTTTTTTATTTTTAACTACTTCTGGTGGTGCTTGGCGTAAATCTTGTGAGTTATCAAACTCCATATAATTTTGGCCAAATAGTTTTGCAAATTCAGGTCTTGAGCGTTGAACATTTTCCCATTTCTCTTTACGAACATCTTCAGGAACGGTACGACCGCCTCGTTGACCTCTTTCAATATTTCTTTCTTTAGATACTTCATCATCTGTGTTGACAAGTATCATGGCTGATTCATAACCTAATTCTTCTAGTTTCTCTTTGATACGAGAAATCTTTTCATAGTCATCGCCTGTGCCATTGATAATTAAACCATTGCGACCAAGTAATGCTAATCTTTGTTTTAATTCTGTAATTGTTTTTGCTCGTGTGCGAACAATATCTCTTTTATCTTTTTCAGTAGCGGGCATTGTTTTATCAAGGCCTTTTTTGTCCATTAAGAACTCAAGTGCTTTATCTGAATTAATTTCTACTAGACCTTGGCCTTCAAGTGTGTTACTTAACACATAGTCTTTACCAGAACCTGGACCGCCAGCAAGAAATACTGCTTTGAATATGCCTTGGTCGTGAACACCTTCGCTTAAAACTTCTGTAAATGTTTCGTTAATGTCTTCTTTCATATTCATACCTTTACGCAAATCATGGTATAATTCTTTTGCGTGTTCATCTGATATATGCTTAGGTACACCTTTTTTGAATTCTCTGTATTTACCAGAAGCTGCATGAGCTCTCATTTTAGAGCCTGACATACCTGTGGTACCTTCTGCGTCTGGATCCCTTTCACCAGCAGAATGAACATCAATCTTTTTGAAATTAAATAAAGCTCCTTCATGTGTGCCATTATATTTTTTCAATATTCTTTTATATTCTGGTATACGGTCTGAACCAGCAACCATGTGCAAGTGTGTTACACCAGACTTGTGTAATTTAGATGCTTGTGTTAAAAAGTTAGGATGTTCTTTATCAGAGGTCGTAATATTCGTACCTGGAAAGAATCGTTTTGCGTGTTTAACTTTTTGTTTTGCTGTGAGAGGATTAGATTTAGGGTCGTTTGAATGGGATAAAACGATATGATGCTGAGCGTTATGTTGCTTAGATAACTCTTTAACTTTATTGACTAAAACTTCATGGCCAGTTGTGGGTGGTTGAAGCCTTCCAAAGGCCAAAACGGCATGTCTATCTTTTGATTCTTTAATTAAAAAGTCTTTGAATTTCATTTTTCCGCCTCTACAGCAGGTTAATTATACTCTTTATTTATGCTTTTAGATGATGCAACCAACTACCCCAGCCTGGATTATAGATTCTTTTATCTTCTCCAAAGACTTCATCCACAGCCCGTTGCACACCATTCAATGGTTCATTACTATTGCCGTAATCATGGCCACCAATAAACCCACCAAATTTAACTTTGGGCAACCATACTTGGATGTCTGCCTTGACTGCTTCATATAGGTGAGAACCATCTATGAAAACAAAATCTAATGACCTGTCCTCGTATCTGGAAGACGCTTGGATACTATCCATTCTTACGGGAGTGATAATATGTTTGACCGGTTCAATGTTGTTAAGGAAGATGTCATAGAGAGTTCCATCTTGGTGTGGATCTTTGATGTGTAAATTTTCTTGAGGTGAACCTTCCCAAGTATCAATGGCATCAATTGTTATATTCTTGCCTTTATTGATTATCTCTACAGCCGCATAACAAACTGATTGGCCACGCCAAACACCAATCTCTACAAACTTAGCTGTATCATATTTTTCAATAATATAATCATAAACATTGTCATAATTGAAAAATGTTCGTTCTTGTAGTTTTTTATAGAAATGATCCATTATTCGGCAACTATAAATGCGTTGCCGTGCGGATGAGATGTTGTCCAGTTTTCTTTGAGATGGCCGAATTGATAATCAAAATACTTGATTTTGAAACCAGCTTCTACTAGAGTGGTCAACCACCATTCTTCAGGTTCACGGACAACATGTGTTACATCCATTTCATATTCACGGATTCTATATCGTTTGCCATCACCAAGTGGAACACCAACAAATAAGTATTTACATCTTCTACGGAAAGCAGATAATACAGCTGGTAATTCTTCTTTAGGAATATGCTCAAGAACATCTTTAGCAATAATTAAATCCCAGCCGCCTTTGATGTCTTCAGTCGTTTCAATCACCGACAAGAATTCTTTAACTTTTGGATGACCATGGGTAACAGCATACTCTGACACATCAACACCATAAGCTTCTTTACCAAGCAACCTCATAGCATATACCATGAAACCTTTAGCACAACCATAATCTAATACATTATCAAATTGTATATTGTTAATGATTGAAGAGGCCTCACTCTAAAATTATCAGGACCACCAACTTGTGAATTATAAAAGTCTGTAATGCCAGCAATATCACACAACTTGAATTCTTCATTTACTTGATAATTATTTTCTGGTGCTAATTCAGCTGATGGACAAACATAAACATAACCATCGGTAAACACACAAGGTTTTACGCCGTGCATATAACAATGATTGTTTCGTCTTTCACCTTTGAAGTTGAAATCTGATAAGAAAGCATATTGCAATTTGCCATGTTTTTCTTCATGTTTAGCAATCAATACTTTAATTGATTCAATATCTTGCATTACAATCTTTGGGTCTTTAATTGCATTAAAGGCAATACGACATGGGATTTTATTTTCTTCAACCCACGCTAGCATCTTCATAAAGTTTTCTTCTTTATATTCGTTTGATGCTAACTTTTTAGCTTTCGGGTCTTTCCACTCACCAGTAATATTAGGATCACCAGTAATATTAGGATTTGTAGATGTGTCCATTGCACCATCCCAAACATAGGCAGCTGAGATTTCAATATCTAATCCTTCAAACACTTCAAGGTGATATGGATATGGTTTCTTTTCGTCCCATGAATACATTCCTAGGCGAACCCACGACATCATGTGCCAATTTTTAATCTTTTTAAGTTTTGAACCGTTGGTGCAAATACCAATTTTCAAACCTTTATTGTAAGCATATTCAATCACTTCATCTAATTGTGGGTGTAATGTTGGTTCGCCACCGCCTGTAAATTCCATACCTGTTGCACCTAGAGCATGGAATTGGTCAATAGCTGATTTCATTTGCTCAACAGTCAACATCTCTTTCATGGCACGATTAGCAAAACAACAAAATGAACATGTTAAGTTACAAGGGTTGCAAGGTGACATATGAAACATGACAGGCTTTGGTCTTTTACCTTCCTGTAAATCAATCAAGCGATCCATGTGCTTGAGTAATTTTGCATGGTTACTTGAGTAACTACGACCTTTAATTTGGTTGTCAACTACATATTCTTTTTTTGTCTTTTTGAGTTTACTCGTATCAATAACTTCCATTTTTATCCCTTTAGTGTGAATTCATATACTACTTCGTGTCGTTGAGAACCAGTCCAATCAATATCTGTTTGGTCTGGTGTGCCATATTTGTCTTGCATAAATTTAGGATAAACTTTATTTAATATTTCTTCCATTTCAAGGAAGGCTTTGTGTTTATCATAATTACTTGGTCTATCTGGATGATACATTGATACTTCATGTATTACTCCAGCTTTTTCACGGCAGATAGATGAAAATATCATATCAAAGCCCCAACCACTATAAACTTTATGATACTCCCAAAAATCTAATAAGATTGGTATCATTGAAGTGTGAAAGAATGGTGCCATGCCTTCAATAAAATTTGTTCTACTAAAAACCCATTCTTTGTTTTGATGTAAAACTAAATGTGATGAAGCTGAACCAGCTAGTGTTGATAGTTGAAATAATTTCATATCATGTTTTTCTGCTAGTTCTAAACCACGATTCACACTTTGAATATCGGTAACTAAATCATCGTCCCAAAAACCAATATAATTATAATCTCGCCAATCAAAAGTATCAAGGAAATGTTTTGCTAAGTCCCATTTGAAACCAACATCTTTAATCAAATAATCATAAGTGTCAGGTTCAATATCAAAATCTTTATATTGATAAGCGATGATTTCATAATCTCTGTTAGATTTGGTATAACGCCAATGATTGTTCTTATCATATGCTTCATGGAATGCTAATTCTTGGCCTACAGGTACAAAGATAATGTTACGCATATTTTTTCTCAATCAATTGTTTCCATTCAGGCACTCTATCATATTGGTGAACCAAGGAGAATACCTGTCCGTTGCTAGTGCAAACCATATTATCTACTAAAATTGGACATTTTTCAACCACCCTATCACCATATTTGCCTTGTATTTGTGGGCCTGTGGTGCCTAATTGAGCGGCATAACCGTCCTCACTCATAGCAAAATTGGTAATTGATTTATAGGGTTCTAATTGTAATAAAACATTCAATGCAGCTTGGTCTGGTCCACCACCACCTTCAATAAATGGATTTGAACCATTACATAATAGATAAATGTTTAGAAAGGCATCAATCATGGTATCAAAATCACCAGAGATTGTGCCAGCGTTATAGATTAGGTTGTCACGATTATGCTCGTGAATTAACGGACCAAATGATTTAAGTAAATTGTTATCACCCCAATCTTCATCTTTATAACGAATAGATTCACAGGCGACATTAATCTTTTTGCCGTCTTTAATAACTCGTTCTAAAAATAAGGATGGGTTTGTTTGAAAGACCACATCTTTAACATCGGTTGTAATGATGTTGCGATATTGACCTTTGAGACCTTTTAAGAAGTACCAGAGATGGTAGAATCGTTCAACAACGATGGAGAAATTATCTTTGTATTCAAATCGTTTAGCTTCATCATTCTTCTTAAATGCAAAAATGGTGTAACCACGCTTGACTAGCTCTTCAGTTGTTTCATAATCAACATTATAACAAATCATGGCCTTGGTGCCAGTAAAACCACATGTATCTAATGAATTGACCCAAGGTTTAATTTTGTCAAAGTCATAACCAGTAATGCAACCAACCACTATATCTTTCATAATAACTCCAATAATATATTTTATTTAGTCTTGCGGTATTGTTTGAATCCTATAATTTTAGATTGACCGGGTGTATCTTTTTGATATGATTTTCTTAATGTATCTGTGCCATCTTGGCCACCACCAGATTTAGGAAGAATATCAGGTTTGATATTTACAGCTTCACCCATGCCATGCTTAAAAAATTGTATGCGTTTTTCTTGTTTAGCAACCCATTCATCGGATGGTTTGCCTTCACCTTTGTAGTATGCTAAAGGTCTCTGTGTCTTTTTTGACACTAACGCCCAGCGACCATTAACTTGTTTTAACATTACTTAACTGTCCTTATTGAACCATCTTCTTTAACAAAAAATGCTTCAAATTTAATATCTTGAAATTCTTTTTGTAGATGTAAAAACATCTTTAGATTCTCTAATGAATCATCAAACAACCTTGCTCTTGAGAACTGCTTGGTATTTAGATAGTTACGGATGATGACCATTTTTGAAATAGCTGTGCTACGAATATCTTTAATCTTACCAGCTCTTTCAACACGAACACGGTCAATATCAAAACCATATTTACGGAATGTATCTAAAAACTTTTCACGGTCATCAAAGTCATCTCGTGCCGTTACAATAATAACACGACTTAATTCTGAATTGAGTGTATTCTTTAGAATCGCTTTGGCTTTTGCCATCATACCTTTGATAGGTTTAGATTCATTGTAGAACTTTTCAGCATCACGGAATTCTTTGAAATCAAATTCTTCACCATCTTTTAATTCATATGTATTGTATGAATGTGGGTCAAGTCTTTTAACAACCTTATTACCTTTTTTAACATTGACACGAGCTGTTGTTTTGAACAATGTATCATCAATATCAAATATGGTTAATCCACCATTTTTGAATTCTTCAGTAAGAAAGTTGCGGAATGATTTCATTCTAATCTCTGGTTAAAGTAACAATCTTTTGAATCTGTGCTTCTAAAATTGGTTTACGGTTAGGCCATTTGATGATTGGTTGGTCTGCTGTCTTTAATAAATTAATTAAAAGAGGCATCACAATCTTTTCTACTTGTTGAAGTCTTGATTTATATTCTTCAACTGTTTCATCTTTCTGTGCAATAACAGCATTGTATTCTGCTTCATCAACAGCCGTAAAGCCAAAATCGTTATCACCATACTCTTGTAATATTTTGGTTAAATCATATGCCATTTTATTTGTCCCATGCTTTTTGTGCGTTAAAGTTTGCTTGACTAAATTCTAATCGGTCAACCAGTTTAACTGCGTTGCCTTTTAATTTGTCCACAGCCACAAAACCTTCTGCGTTTGTAATTTTGAAACCATTGTCAGTCTTTAGGAATGTTCCTGTGACCTGACGAATCTGTTGTAACTTCTTAATAATCATAGATTTAGCTTCTACTAAACCATTTTGAATATCAAATATCTTTTTTAATTCTGTTGCATTGTTGCGATAGAATCTCATCAATTCTGATTTTTCAGCTATTCTTTTTTGTTTAGTTTTATCTAATTTAGCTGCAAGTATTTCTTTGTTTAACTTATCTTCAATAGTGCGAATCAAATCACGAACATGCTTTGTTGTATCTGTGATAACTTCACCTGCACGAACTTTAGAATTGTTAAATGTTTTAATTTGTGTTCTAACAATTTCTGTTGTTGCTATTCTATTTAGCACCACAGGATTAATTCCTCTGAATAGATTACCAATGTCAGATAGAATATATGTAATTTGTTTTGTTTCTTGTTCAGTAAATGTAGCAGTGCCTGAAGCATCAACAAAAGAGGCATCACGGAACCAAATATCTTTAGTTGTAGCTAAATTATTGATGTCAATATTAAATGACGCTTTCATATCTTCTAATGTTTTACCTGTGTATGAAGTATGAAACACCACACCAATTTGTGCAGCTAACATCATCTGTGCTAATTTAGAATCAACAGGAACAGCATACACAATTGTATTTGGTTGAAATGTAATGTAATCGGTACCATCAATGACTTCATTTTTCAAATCACCTTTAGTGAACATCATGTCGCCTTGTAAAACACCTTTGATACCTAACTTTGGTAACTGGATGATTATTGTCAATATCTTTATCAGTATAATTTAACTTAGCGTTCTTCGCAAAAACACCTTTAGTTCCTACAAAGAATTTACCATTTTCTGGATTGATACCAGCAAATACGGCAGGTGCACCGTCCCATTTTGTGGTGATATTTACTTTTGATTCAGCATGGCCTGCTAACATATCTCTTAATGCTCGGAGAAAATTAATAGCATCTCGTGTGCCAGCTACACCACGATTTAATACCTCATCTTCAATATGCTCAAGATGAACATTTTTATTTTCTTTTGATTCTTCTAGGTATTCTGCGAATTTCATTTCTTAATTCCACGATAGAGTAATTTAAGTCCTACAAATGAACCTAATTTACCTTTTGGTTTTGCTCTTCTAAATTCTGAATCGGAACGAATAGTCATCAATAATGTAACTGTTTGTGTCTTTGTTGATAAGTCAATAAACCATTCTTGCACAGATTGTTTATTTAGATACGCCTTGGCTTTTATAACTTTTGGTAATATCTCAACTAACGGATCACCAGCAACTTTGTATTTGTCACGAATAGCTTTAACAAGTATCAAAGGAACTTCAACATCTTTTTTCTCAAGTCTAAACTCTTGATTAATCCAATCTTTAGTAGCTTTCAAATCTTTATTAATAACTGAACATAATTTTTCACGGCATATTTTGTTCATAACACCATACAGTTCATCAAACTTTTTAGGATTGGCTTCAAAGAAGTCAATCATCTTTTCAATGAGCATTGGATTTGCTTTAGTAGCATCTTTTGTACCAACACTTGTAAAATAATTATCTGCATTGATAGACTTTGATAAACCAGGTATTTTAGAATACACATCTTTCCAAAGTTCTTTTTTTAAGTCTGATACGGCTCTTGGTGCTGATTTTAACCACATCGGTTTTGTTAATGTAGTTTTAACATAACTGTTTAGTTTTGGTTCTGCTGATGATTCAGAACCAGCCTTTAGTGATACACCAATACTTTTAGGTTTTTTGGTTTTATCTTTGAAAAAAATAAAAACATCACCTGCATGGTTACCTGGAATACCTTGTGGTTTTTCACGGTAACCCCACATGACCTTATCAATAGGTCTTTCTTTGTGCATATCATAAAGATATTGTAAAATAGCATATGCGTTTTGAATCTTTTCTTCACGCATATTGGGTCTGATTCTATCAATCAGATTAATGAATTCTTTACCTGCTTTTAGATTACTTTCGGTAACAAATGTCTTACGGGACTTCGGTGTCTTTAAGTCAATAGAACGAATCATCTGCTCTAAAGCTTCAGGACTTCTTGGTTTAAGGCCATTATTAAAACAGAGTGCTGGGAACAATTCTGTAATTGTAGAATTGACCGTTGTCTGTTGACCGCCCGATAAGTAAGATATTGCCATTCAAAATCCTTGTAATAGTGTATTTATGCTAACACAATTACCGAATAATGTCAAGTTCTTTGCCAGAGGTCCAAACTTCAATCTCCGTTCTTATTCTATTCTCTGCTTGTAGTGATTCAAACCTTGTTGTTGCCTTGCGTTTCCAC